GATTGTTAGGTGCTTCTTCGTTTTCTTCAGGAGCAACTGGTTTTAAGTTACGTCTTTCTTGTTTCTTTAAACTATTTGGTATTGGTGCTAAATTTGAACCATCAACATTAACTCTAGTTAAAATAAAACTTGGTACTGCAATTTTTGTTTCTTTATAGTAACGACCTGGTGCTATTTCTACTGCGACCTCAGCAGTAAAACAGGTACCTCTATTATCATCGTTGTTTGGAGCTGATGTCGGGTAGTAAGTCTTAATATTAACTACTCTTTTATTGAGGTCGTTAGCCTTAAAAAATTCTTCAACAGCATTTTGCGTATCTTTTGACAAGTCTTTAAAATGCTCTGAGCTCTTATAACCGTCAGCCAATTTAACTATATCGCCAACAAGTATACTTCCGTTGGAGTATCTTGTAATATTGTTTTCTACCAGTGTTAAGAACTTGTTACGCATATTATTATTTATTCTAGCTTAGTAATTTTCTATTTCTCCTATAAATATTCATGTGGCTAGAATTAATCTAAACATCTTACAAAACGTTAATACTGATAGAAACAATTCAGCCGTTTATACTGATCTTAATTTAGATTTAACATTGGGATTAACATATAACGATCAATTAGCTAAGAACTTACAGGTAACCGACGTTCAAGTAGATAATAACTTAGGTGCAGTCTATAACAGCATTGCTAATATTATAAGTACCTCACCCGGGCAAAAGCCATTAAACCCTATTTTTGGTATCGGTTTTGGTGATTTACTCTTTTTACCAGTTTCAGAAGATAGAGCACATATTATTGGTACAGCTATTTTTACTGGCATTCAAAAGTTCGAGCCTAGAGTAAATATTAATAATATAAACGTAACTGCAGACATAGAACAACAACAATATATAATAACTTTAAATATATCTGTACCGAGATTCAAAGCTCAACAGGTAGAAGTTGTTGGTATTCTAGATAAAACAGGGTTTATATATAACAACTAATATGGCACAAAATTTTACAGATTATACTTTACCAAAAAATAGTTACGCTACATTCGACGCGTTAACACTGAAGCAATTAATCAAAGATAGATTAAACCAAGGCGGTGTCTTCACTGATCAAAACTTTGAAGGTAGTAATTTAAACGCTGTGATTGATGTAGTAGCTCTTTCTTACCACTATTTACTTTTCTACTTGAACACAACAAGTAGTGAATCACTATTTGATCAAGCAACGTTATATGAAAATATGAACCGTATGGTGAAGTTAATTAACTATTCACCGACTGGTTACAAAACCTCTTTACTTTCATTTGAAGCAACAGCTAATGCAAGTTTAGCTCCAAACTTATATACTATTCCAAGATATTCTTATTTTACCGTAAATGGTATATATTATACTTTCTTAAATGATATAACTTTTAGTAAAACAACAGTTGATACAGAAAGTTTACCATCATTATATGATGAAAGCTTACTTTACCAAGGTAAGGTTGTTGAATATCCTGCACAAATTGCAACAGGTGAAAATTTTGAAACCTTTACTGTATTGTTAAAAAATAATATTAACAACACCCCTATAAACATTGATCAAAGTAGTATCAATGTTTATGTTAAAGATGCCAATACAGGTAAATTCACTCAATATTTTGTTACCAACTCTATATTTTTAGAGAATAGTGATTCAGCTAGATTTGAATCTAGATATAATGAAAATGGTTATTATGAATTAAAATTTGGTAATAACGTTTTTAGCAAAAGATTGAATGTCAATGATACCGTTTATATTTTTATATTGCAAAGTGATGGTCAAGCCGGTGTAATTTCTGCCAATCAGTTAAATTCAAATCCAATTAACTTTTATTCAACCCCTCAGTATAATTTAATTAAAGCAGATGTATTAAATCAGTCTTTAAACTATCTTACAGTAACTCAATCTTCATATTTAAACTTTACAAACCCAATTGCATCATCATCCCCAAATCAAGGTGAAACAGTTGACCAAATTAGATTAAATGCACCAAAGACTTTCTTTAGTCAAAATAGATTAATAACTGATATAGATTTTAAAACCTTTATTGATAGAAATTATTCAAATATCGTTTTAAACTCAAATGTAGTTAGTAATAGATCATATATTGAAAACTTTATCAAGTATTTTTACGATTTAGGTTTAACAAGGCCAAATCAAGATGCAAGATTCATGTTTAATGAAGTTAATTTTGCTCATTCTGGTCAAGATAACAACGTTCATCTATTCATGGTACCGAAAATCAAGACTGTTAGTGCTGATAATACTCAATACTTTTTACAAAACTCACAAAAAAATACAATATTAACTTCAATGGCTAATTTAAAAGCATTGAACATGGAGATTGTGCCACACGATCCAATCTATACTGCATTTACTTTAGGGTTTGCAGTTGATGGTGAGACTCTTTCGACAGATATTGCCTTAAACACTTTCTTAGTTATAAAGAAAACAACCGATTTAAGAGTAGATGTCAATAAAATAAAGAGCAATGTTAATGCCATATTCCAAAATTACTTTGCACCAGAAAATTGCACATTAGGTCAGTTAATTACTTTAAATGATTTAATAACTCAAATTTTAAGCGTCGATGGTGTGAGCTCGTTTAGTATGAGAAGAGTGTTAGATGATGGCACCACTGTTACAGATAACGGTCTTAACCTATTAGTCTTTAATCCAAATTACCCAGATGTAGATATCCGTATTCAATCAACAGACTTACAGTTGCCATATTTTAAATTTCCATATCTATATAACAAGACTATTCTTGATAATATAATAGTAGAATAAAATGGCATTTACTATATCACAGCTCAAACGTTTTGTTGATAACCCTGTTGCGAGAACGGTGACTGCGTATTCATCTGAAGGTGAAAATATTATTATAGAGAGCGTTAGTAATGATAACTATGTAGTTTCTAATTTAATTAGCGGTGAGTTTAATAGAGAAGCAGCGTTAGCTCACAATAAACCGTTAATTAGAGCAAGAAACGAAATGTTTTACACAGCCTTGCAAACTCAACTAGAAGGAGCTCAATAACATGGCATGTATTACAGGCGCAAATTGGCTGTTAAATTGTAATTGCGGGTCTACAGACTTCATCTATACTAATTGCTCAGCTAGTCCAATAACAGAAACTAATCAAAGTTGTACAGTTGTATATAGTCTAACTTATGATAATAACTACCAAGGACATACTTACGTAGGTGGCGGTGGCGGTGCCCCTGATACAATTGGTACTTGCCCTGTTGAAAGTTTAACACGTTACGGTTATACGCTAACTGTTAGTAACGGTTATCATGGTAACTTTCCTACCGGGGAATCTATATATGGTAATTTCGGTGATCCCGTAAATATTTATGCTACTATACCTGGTGGTTATGCGTTTGATTACTGGTCAGTAGATTCCGGTGGTGGTACAATTGGTAATATATATGCAGCTAATACAACATTCACAGACAACGGTAATGCATCGAATAGTATAACAGCGTATTTTGTAGCAATAACCCCTACACCCGACCCAACCCTAAACCCGACCCCGACACCTACAACACCTCAACCAACCCCGACACAAACTCCCGGAGCGACTACAACACCGCTACCTACACCAGATCCGACCCCGACTCCCCCGGTAACCCCTACCCCACCGGCGTCACCTACTCCACCGCCAACCCCCGCAGAAAGTCCTACTCCACCAGCAACCCCAGGTGCAACATCGACACCCGGTGCAACTGCATCACCTTTCCCTACAGGTACTCCAATAGGTACTCCTGGATCATCTCCTCAAGCTACTCCCGGTAGTACTCCAGTAAGTACCCCTGGTGCTACACCTGTTAACACTCCAGGTGGTACACCTGTTAGCACTCCAGGTGGTACACCTACACCAGGCCCGTCTAGTACTCCTGGAGCATCTGGTACACCTGTAGTTACTCAATCTAGAACACCAGCGTTAACCCCAGGGGTAACCCCCGTACTTACCCCTGGTAACACTCCAAATAGTACACCTGCAGTTACCCAGACACCAAATAATACACCGCTACCGACGCCTGCTGTTACACCTTCACCATTTGTTACCCCGTCAGTTACATCAACGATCGGACCATCACCGACACCAACACAATCGCAGTTCACAACTCCGACCCAAACAGGTACGACTGGACCAACACAGACACCTACACAATCGCAGTTTACAACCCCTACTCAAACACCTACATTACCGAATACAACATTTACCCCGACACCGACACTACCTCCTCCCACACCTACCAATACAGTCTCACCAGTTCAAGTAACACCCACACCTCCAGTATCACCAACACCTACTTATTCACCGTTTAATACCCCTTTACCACCTCCATCACCATCGGTAACAACTACTCCCGGGTTATCTCAAACACCTACACCTTCTGCAGTAGCACCTACAGCTACTCCAACCCCTACCCAGACAGTTATACCATCACCAACCCCGACTGCTGGGGTTACCCCGACCCCAACAATAACCCCTTCACCAGGCCCTACAAGTGCTGGTTTTCCTACCCAAACACCTACAGCTTCAGGCGACCCTACAAACACTCCTAGTAAGACTCCTACACCTACACCTACCCCAGGCGCAACATCGACGCCGATAGCTACACCTTCTAGTACACCGGTAACTACTAACACGATAACTCCTACTAAGAGTCTTACACCAACACCTACCGCCACTCCTCCTCCGACACCGACCCAGACACCTACTAAGACTCTTACACCGACACCGACACCAACCACTTTCTTAAGTCCAACACCGACTAAGACCTCGACACCTACACTAACTCCTTCACCTTCTCCGGAATATTGCTATCTATCAACTGAAGATGAAGATGGTATTATTGCAGAAAATCTAGATTATATCATTGTAGATTGTCCGATTACTACTCCGACCCCGACAGCTACACCGACTCAAACACCTTCTAATAGTCAAACACCGACATCAACCCCTACCCCGACTATTACACCGTCCGGTACTCAAACACCGACACCAACAATTACCCCGACTCATTCGCCGACACCGACGATAACAACTAATTTTACACCGACTCCAACAAAGACGGTAACACCAACACCAACTTCAATACCTCAGCCAATTGATAACTATCAAACGATAAATTTTAATGTGTATAATATACAAGAATTATTATTAGCTGATGATTCAAAGTCAAATTCAGAAGACTTTAGACGTAGTTCTAAATTCGGTGGTGAGTTTGTTAATAATATTACTTTAAATAAGTCGTTAATTAAACTTTATATCAATTATAATACCTTAACCTCTTATCTAAATTATAGATTAACCGGTAAGTTAGACCCTGTAACTAATATTATTACATCAGGCGATATTAAACCTCTTAATAAAGAAGAAAAAGACCTTATTAATACTTCATTTACCAGTTCATGTTATGTTAACGTTAATGAAAAAGTAGCTCCTCAAGTATTGAATAGAGTGTATGAGTGTTTATTTGCAGCAAGTAGTTATATTAACGATATTACCAATGTAAGAATTACAAATCAAGATGAGAATGTAAAGACAGTTCTAATTGTACCACCCTTACCAACACCTTCACGTACACCTACTAATACACCTACAAATACTATAACGCCCACAATTACAAGAACACCGGCACCTTCAATTACACCTTCATATACCCCAGCCCCAACACCTACAGTTAACGGTGTACATACCGTAACATTATCTGCAAATCCGGCAGCCGGAGGTAGTATCAAATATCAAAACGGATATGCACCTACCCATACATATTCACTAGGTGTTTCTGGGTACACAGCTGGTGAACCAGTAGTAATTGTTTACTCAGCAAGTGCATTATATGTAGCACCTACAAGCGGTGGTTGGGTAATAACAGGTGCAACTAATGTTGACTATTCATTACCAGGTGAAATTAGTTTCTACATGCCATTTAATAATGTAGTAGCTGCTGCTTACTTTACCCCAGCACCTACCCCGACACCTACAGCAACTTCTAATTACGCTTCAATATGGTATTTTAATACAAATAATTCATCCGGTGCAGTAACTTATTACCCAGCAGGTTCATTATCTGCGGTTATTGGAACATTTTATACAGGCGATGCAATATGTGTAAAATGGGGTACAACACCTACAACTATTAACCCTGCAGACTATGTATATCAGTCAAGTCCGGTAATTACATGTAACTAAAAGTAAATAATAAAAGATGAGTTCATATAACGTTAACATTTTTGCATCATTTTCGAAGGATTCGCTATATGACCCTCAAATAGGAGTAGCTGGCTATAAAAATGCAAGTTTTTATCTGAACACAATACCAGCAAATCAAACATGTGCAATATCCGGTCATAATATTGCTGATATAACTAAGTTAGTTATTTCAAGTAACGGTATAACAGATGGTGGTTTTGATATATATCCAATCAAATATGCTGGGGAACGTATTAACTTTGTTGTTAGCCTCAAAGATTACCTAGGGTATGATGTAAGAGATTATAGTCTATTAGATTTTAATAACTTTACCTTTAATTTAAGTACTACCGATGGTGAATATGTGAGTGGTATCAACTTTCATTCTGACTTTGGTACCTTAAGCTCGTTAACGCAAGGTGGCTTCTTTAAAGGATATCTATATAGTCGTGTAGTTATTGAAGATGTTATTATAAAAGCTGTATATACAGACGTAAACATAAACTTAACAGCTTATTCTACAGTATTCCATATTAATAGTTCTTGCGGACAGTATGAGATACGTAAAGTAAATGAAAACTTCGACCAAACCAATGCTCTTAAAACACTTGGTACCCAACCGGTACTAACTGATAAGCCGCAGTTTTTTGATAACTTTTTAGGTCAAATAGTCGGTAATGCTGACTCAGATCCTAACACTCTCGGTATTGAAATCTATGAAAAAGTAGCAAATTACGTTGCAAATATAAATGACCCAGATTATTGTAACGTTGATTCGTTAAAATCACTTTTAGATGAAGTGAATTCAACTTATCAAAATTTTAACTATAACTACCCACCATCTTTTAAGAGATTAGTGGATATATTATCAGTTAAACATAAAAACTTATTCGGGCAAGCCAATCAATTCCAAGGTAATTTTGATCTTAAAGGATTTACCAATAGTACTCAATATGGTCTTAATAGAGGTACAATGTATGACTTTACTACTACCCAATTCCAACCCGGTGCTCAACCTTATTTCATTTTAACTTATGAAAAATTTAGTAGAAAATACAATTTAGTAAGCACAGCAATTCCGGAAAAGAACTTATATAATCTTTATGATGTTGATAGTAGTTATGGTTGGAACTTAGTTTTACCCCCCGGTGTTAGTGGTTTAGATGTTACTAAGTACTACGAATTTTATCAATACATACCTGGGGTTGAAGGTTCACAACTTCAAAAGTTTATAGATTTTGATAATAAAAATAATACCTTATTAAGAACAAATAGTTCTTATGAAGCATATACTGAACGGGGTGGTATAATGGATAATGTATTGTTACATAATTTATTAACTAACTTGCAAGTAATTTCTTGCCTACCAAATGAGGCTAACTCCAATAAATCGCAAGTTATCTTCACACCAACACCTACACCGACAATAACACCAACACAGACCCCCACACCAACAGTAACTCCAACGCAAACAATTACACCTTCTGTAACACCTACAAATACAGTTACACCTTCAATCACTCCGACGATAACATTGACCCCGTCAATAACACCTTCACAAACACCTTCACAGACGCCGACACCGTCAATAACACCAACGATAACATTAACACCGTCAATAACACCGACCATTACATTTACACCATCTTCGACACCTTCACCAACC